ATTTTGAATGAACATATCAAACGCCTAGCAACTATATGCTGGGAGAGACAACTAGACGGTAAGCTGCACTTTGACCATGAGAAGTTTGCTGAATTAATCGTCAGTAAATGTGTTGAACTGATGGATGAAAACTACAGGGGTGATATGTACACAGGGGATGTGTATGACTCTGAGTATAACAACTGTATTAATGAACAGGTTGAAACGTTACAAGATTATTTTGGAGAAACAAATGACTGAATTAACTGATAAAGAGATATTAGATTTTGTAGCAACGAATCTAACACTACGCAAAGAGGACGGTCACATTGTGCTTGACAGCGTTTTTTGTAATGTAGAGGGTGATGTAAAGGGTAATATTTTGGGTGATGTTTTTGGTGATGTTGGTGGCGATGTTGGTGGCGATGTTGGTGGCAATGTTGATGGCAATGTTGATGGTAGTGTTTTGGGTAATGTTGATGGTAATGTCGGGGGCAATGTTGGTGGTGTCGGTGGTAATGTAAAGAGTAATGTTGGGGGTAGTGTTGCTGGCACTGTTTTTGGCAATGTCTAGGGCGATGTTTTTGGTAATGTTAACGGAAAGAAGGTAACAAATGACTGATGAAGAACTACAGCAAGCAATTGAGGAGCTGAACGACACGAAGGCAGAGCAACTGACTGATGAAGAGTTTGCAGCATTAGCTGATGCGTATGGTAAGGAGCATTATTGGAAAGCCGTTGCAGCAGACCAAGCCATGACGATTGCGATGATGAAGAGTGAGCAGGAGCCTGTGGAGTCTTGCAACGGAATGCCCGCTTATGAGGGGCTGCTATCAAAAACACAACGCAAACAACTAACGCAAGAACTTAATGCGCCTCTGACGCTAAATGGAGTTGCTTTGTATCCACAGTCAGAGTGGGTAGGGCTGACTGATGAGGAGATTGCAGAGGAACGGGATGCTGAACTGCGGGTGTGTGTGAAAGAGTTCTTTGAGAAGTACCTGAACCGGGTAGAAGAGAGCGACAGCGGTACAGAGTTCTACCCAATAACTGTTAGCTGCTGCCGAGCGCTCATGCATGAACCCTTGAACGCCTTACTATCCAAAATGTCCGCGCTATCTGGCGCTAAACCAAAGTAAAACAACTGAGAGTTCCACAGATTGACTTCAGCCGCCTGACTTGGCTGATGTCTCTCTGGGGCATTTTCCCCAAGACCAAAGGAGACAACATGTCTATTGAGTACTGCGTTGACATAAAAGTCATACAGGAAGCTTGGCTGATTGAGTTCACGCTGCCAAACGGCGACGAACCACGGACGTTCAGGGTTGATCAGGACTACAAAGTAACACCCATGACACCATCGGCGGTTGAGTGGCTGGAAAATATAATCAATTCGGAAATGCTTACCGAAAGCATAAAGTACACTATGGAACGAAACTTAGCGTGTTTCTACATAATCCTTTAACTACCAAGGGGGGCAGTCGAGTATGTTTACAAAATTATCTGGAATCGAGGTATTTATTGAGGTTGGTCGAGCGGGTTGGAGGTATCTGATACCCTCGTTCTTAGTTCATAATTCTGGGATCGAGGTAAACTGGCTCTATACAGTAATAACCCTTAGCAGGGTGAGGAAGGCAATATGTCATGGTGAAAATTCAGGATATGACGAATTTGGTGAATCGATTGATCACAATAGACAGTGACATGTCGGTGACGAAGTTAGCAGTGCTTCTAGAAGTACACAACGCTGGTCAGACGACACCTAGCAAGGTCGCTGACGGTTTAAATTTAACCTTGGCTACCTCCAGTAGGCATTTGTCCTATTGGAGCGCATGGAACCGTCAGAAGCGCACAGGTAAGGGCGCTATTGAGTACACAGAGGACGTGATGGATCGCAGGCTTCGCTACGTCTCTTGTACCGATGCTGGTAAAAAATTAGTCAAAATGATATTGGGAGAATAACCATGAGTATTGTTGAAAGACGCGGCAGGTTCTACGTGACCATCGGGACGGGTGACAAGCGCTACCGAGGTTCGGCATCCACATTGAGGGCTGCTGAGACATTGGAACGTCGTGAACTTACCGTTCGGGGAATGTTGCCTAACATTAAGAGTTCACCTCAAAAACCAAAGGTTGCACATACGGTAAGCACAGCTGGTGTAACACTTGAGAAGTTGTTTGACATCGCATTGAAAACCGTCTGGGCGGATGCGAAGTCGAAGGACAAACTCAAGGGAACCACTCGCGGAATCCTAAACGTCATTGATCACCGTATGCACCCGAAGGATGTGACAACACAGGTGCTACGGGATGCCACAGTGCGGCTGGCGGAGCTTGGCAATACTGGGGCGACGATCAACCGTAAACTGTCGGCAATTTCAGTCCTATTGAGGATTGCTGAAGAGGACGGAATTATTGATCGGCGACCTAGGCTCCCAAGGCGCAAAGAGTCTGAGCATCGCATTCGGTTTATGAACTCTCACGAAGAGAAGAAGTGCTTTGACTGGTGTGCCGAAACTGGCGCGATTGATCTGGCTGACTTCATTGCATGTGCAATAGATAGCGGGTTCCGCCGCAGTGAGCTTTTGAATGTCAGGTTTGATCAGTTCTATAACGGCATGCTGCACTTAGAACACGGTGAGACCAAGACCAACAAAGCCAGAGCGGTTCCAACGACCAAGAGGGTCAAGGAGATCATTGAGCGTAGACGGTTGAGCGGCTTGCTTGGCATCTTTGAGGACTTCACTGATTCACAGCTACGCCGTCATTGGGAGCTTATGGTCGATAAGCTGGGGTTCGCTAAAGACCCTCAGTTTGTCGTACACATGCTGCGCCACACATGCGCCAGTCGGCTTGCCATGAAGGACAAGAACTCAGCGTTTATAAAAGCGTGGATGGGGCATGCCAGTATCCTCACAACCGAGCGGTACATGCACCTAGCACCTGATACACTCAGCGCCGGGACATCGGATTTAGAAGGCTTTGTTTTGTGATGTGCCACTATGGCATTTCGCAATGGCACATCCCTAACCCTATGTTTCTATTAGGAATTATGTATATAGTTGCCATTGTGAGATGCCATGAATGGCAAATTCCATGCTAAGTTATTGTTTTAATTGGAGAACGGAGGTCTTAAAACCCGCTGTGTCCGCGATGTTAAATGCATCCAAGGTAGCAGCACACAAGCGACTGTGGTGGAAACAGGTATACACAACAGACTTAAAATCTGTCGGGCTAACGCCCATGCGGGTTCGATTCCCGCCAGTCGCACCAAACCCCCCTCTAAAGAATAGTTTTTATGAGCAAACCAAAGCAATGGTTGCACATTAAGCGACATGAATATACCAATTGGGAAGGGTTGCACACAAGGAAAAGAAGCTGTGAGTGGTAATGTCTTTGCATACCCCGAAATGGCACAAAAAGGCACAAAAGTCTCCTTAGGATCCTAAAGACCTAAAGACAACTAAAGAAACAAAAGACTCCTTAGGATCCAAAAGACCTAAAGAGAACTAAAGAAACTAAATTCGACGTCGTCGATAAAGAAAGAGAAATCTATGGCAACCCAAGATACTCAAGACCTTATGCAACTTCAGATAAGTCTGGAAGAAGGCATGTCAGCAAGAGGCGTTAAGCGCTTCTGGAAAAACCTAAACGATGCCAAAGAGGCAGGGCGAGAGGATGAGACAAGCTATGGTCAAAAGATCATCAGTGGTCGCATGGATGTCTTATCCAAAGCGATAGGCACTTGGTTGTCTGAAGCCAATAGCGGCAAAGGGGGTCGATCTTCTATCGCTGCTGGCTTGCTTAAAGGCGCTGACACAAGGAAGGTTTCTTTCCTCGCGATGAAGGCGGTTATGAGTTGCGTATCAAAGACCAAAACCATCCAATTTGTTGGTATGGCTATCGGCTCTCTGATCGAAACCGAGTACCGCATGCAAGCCGTGAGAGATGTCGAAGAGGCGGGCTACAAGAGGCTCCTAAAGGAGGCTACAAAGCGCGGCAGTACATTTCATAGACGTATGTATGCCATTAGGGCTTCAGACGCTGTAGCGGGGTTTTCAGCATGGAGTAAGACAGACCGTCTTCACCTTGGCGTAAAGCTGCTGGACATCATCATGGAGACCATAGGTTTGGTTGAAGTTACCCATGTCAAATTGGGTCTCAAAAAGTCCGCCAACATCGTTAGGGCTTTGCCAGAAACTTTAGAGTGGATTGACAAGCGCAACAACTTTGTTCAACACCTGCGCCCGGTCTACGAACCGATGGTTGTTCAGCCAATGGATTGGACATCGCCGCTAGGTGGTGGCTATGTCAGTAGTTGTATCGAACCCCTGCGGTTGGTCAAGGTTAAAAACAGCGGCTACTTTGAGGAGCTTAAAAACGCTGATATGCCGATGGTCTACAACGGTGTCAATGCATTGCAAAGAACGCCGTGGCAGATCAATACGGAGGTCTACGAGGTGATGAACCACCTCTGGGAAACCAGCTCTGACCTTGGGGGTATACCGCCCAAAGATGGCTTGCCTTTGCCGCCCATACCGCATGACATCGATACGAACGAAGATGCCCGTAAAGCGTTTAGGCGTGACACCGCTAAAGCCCATCAACTGAACGTCTCCTTGATGGGTCAGCGCATTGGTTTCCAACTGGCTATCGACATCGCCTCACGTTACAAGGGGTTCCGAAAGATAGCATTTCCGTATCAGCTTGATTTCAGAGGCAGGGTTTACGCTGTGCCGCATCTAAACCCTCAGGGTGCTGACTACCAAAAGGGTCTTTTGCGTTTTGCGAATGGCAAACCATTGGGTTCTGAAGGTTGGAAGTGGTTAGCAATGCATGGCGCTAACTTGGCAGGTAACGACAAAGTCAGCTTGGAAGACCGTGTTAACTGGGTTCTCGAAAATGAATCAGAGATATGTGCCATAGCAGCGGATCCGTATGGTGAAAAAGGCTGGGCAAATGAAGTTGGCGGTATGAAGATAGATAAGCCGTGGCAGTTCCTTGCATTTTGCAAAGAGTGGGCTGGCTATGTAGCGCAGGGTGAGAGCTTTATATCTAAGCTACCTGTGGCGCTAGACGGCTCCGCCAGCGGCATCCAACATTTCTCCGCCATGCTCAAATCTGAGACAGGCGCTTGTGTCAACCTGACCCCGGCTGACAAGCCATCAGATGTGTATGGGATGGTCGCAGCGCAGTGTGTTGAGCAAGCGAACCAAGACCTTGTGAGCGGTACAGAAGATTCATTGATGCATAACGACCTTGGGGTTCCTTACATCCTTGAGGGAACTAAGACGTTAGCTGCTCAGTGGTTGAAGTTTGGAATCACCCGCAAGACCTGTAAGCGCCCAGTGATGACACTGAGCTACGGTGCTAAGGAGTTTGGGTTCAAGGATCAGGTCATGGAGGACATCCTGAAGCCAGCCTACGCAGCCGCAGGTACGGGCGGTGGATTTCCGTTCCAAGCAGATGGGTACAGGGCGGCAATCTACATGGCTAAGGTGTTGTGGAAGTCAGTTGCTACAACATTGGTAGCTCCTGTCCAAGCGATGGAATGGTTGCAGGGTGCTGCGTCACTGGTGGTTCAAGAAGGTCTGCCAGTTAGCTGGACGACACCGATTGGGTTCCCTGTTCAGCAAAGCTACATGAACATGGAAGCTAGGAGAGTAAAGACGCACTTGTCAGGAAAGCTTGTCTACATATCCATGAACGACGAGACGGACTCACTTGACAAGCGCCGTATGAAGTCAGCCATTTCTCCGAACTTTATCCATTCTTGTGACGCAGCCCATCTACTTAAAACGGTATCGGACGCACGGGATCAGGGCATTACTAACTTCGCCATGATTCACGATTCGTTCGGCACGTTGGCGGCAGACACTGAGCACTTGTTCAGAATCGTTAGGGAATCATTCGTAGAGATCTACACACAGGTCAATGTGTTGGACAACTTTCGAATAGAAATTGAGAACCAGTTGAGCGAGGAGTCGAGGCACAAGCTTCAACCACTGCCAGCTTTTGGAAGTTTGGATATTCAAGGAGTACTTGAGTCCAAATATTGTTTTGCCTAGTACTTACCACGTGGTAAGCAAAGGTTGCACATAAGGAAAAGGAGCCAGTAAATGCACGACACAGAAACCAGCGCTTTGGCGCAAGCAATCTTCACATGGGAATCAGGCCGACACATCAGCCTAGTTCTCGCCACAAAACTAATGGAGGAGGGTTATGACCTTCCTTCACTTGAAAACCATTATTTCAATCAATGACAACAGTAAACAAACGATTCGTAACACCTGCGGGTACTGCGTTATACCCACGCTTAAATGAACCAGATTTCAAGTTCAATGAGGCAGGTGAGTACAAAACAGGTCTGGTAATCCCAGCTGCTGATGCTCAGGAATTCATCGGAATCCTTGAGGGTCTATACGACGAAGCTCAAGAGACGATCAAGGCAGAACAGCCCGGAAAAAAAATCAAGAAGGCTGACCCACCTTGGACAATCCAAGACGACGGCAGCTTGATGGTTCGCTTCAAGATGCGCGCCAAGATCAAGACCAAAGCTGGTCGTGAGATGTCGCTCACACCGGTCATCGTAGATGCCAAGGGAACGCCTTGCGACGTTCAGGTAGGTGGTGGTAGCCGCATCAAGGTTGCGTTCACCACAGCCCCGTATCACACCGCCCTCGTAGGCGCTGGCTTGTCCATGCGACTCCAAGGTGTGCAGGTTCTCACGTTGTCTCAAGGCGGCGGTATGGACTTGGGCTTCGGTGTTGAAGAGGGCTTCACTGCCCAACCTGAAGTTGCTCAGAAGTCAGCACCAGCAAAGGCTCCTGCCCGTGATGAAGAAGAAGACGCAGACTTCTAAGGAGACATTGGAATTCGGGTTCACGTTAGGTTTCCGCAGCGGCTTGGAAGAGTCCGTTGCGGAATCATTAACAAAGCGTGGTGCGGACTACCTGTACGAACAGGTGGTGCTGCGCTTCACTAAACCCTCTAAGGCATGCCGCTACACACCGGACTTTGTGTTGGCTAACGGGATCATTGTTGAGACTAAAGGACGCTTCCTGACCGCTGATCGGCAGAAGCACATTTTAGTTAAAGCACAGTATCCCGAACTTGACATCAGGTTTGTATTCAGTAACAGCAAGACCAAGATTTCCAAGGGATCCAAAACAACATACGCAGACTGGTGCAAAAAGCACGGCTACCAGTTCTCAGATAAAGATATTCCCGATTCATGGATCGCGGAAAAGGCACATGGCTAAACGTAAAGAAACTAAATATATCGCGGTGCATTGCGCTGCTACTCCTGCCGGGATGGACATTGGGGTTAAAGAGATCGACCGCTGGCATCGCCAGAAAGGGTTCCTGAAGGTGGGTTACCACTTCGTTATCCGCCGTACTGGTCAGATCGAACTAGGTCGAGATGAAGATGAGATCGGCGCACATGTGCAAGGCTACAACGCCGTGTCCATTGGTGTGTGTCTAGTGGGCGGCGTAGATGCAGATGATGTGTCTAAAGCTGAGAACAACTTTACTAAAGAACAGTTCTCAACGCTGCGAACGCTGCTCGAACGTCTCCAGATTCAATACCCAGATGCGGAAGTCCTAGGACACCGTGACTTCCCAGACGTTGCCAAGGCTTGTCCATCTTTTGATGTTCGAGCTTGGCTTAAATCAACCAACTAACAAACGGGGCGCAAGCCCCTTTTTTCATGGAACAAACCGACAGTGACTTCCTACAGCATGAGCCTTGTCCCAGCTGTGGATCAAAGAACAACCTTGCCCGTTACACCGATGGTCACGGCTACTGCTTCGGCTGTCAGCACCATGAAAAAGGTGACGGGTCAGTACCAACAATTCAGAAAGCAAAGATGAGTAGCGATTTCATAAGCGGCGACTTCGCTGCATTAAGCAAGAGAAGAATTACGGAAGAGACCTGTCGCAAGTTTGGTTACCGAGTTGGCATGACAGAGGATGGACGCAAGGTTCAACTCGCACCCTATTTCGATAAGGACGGTGCGATGGTTGCCCAGAAGGTACGCACTGCATCCAAGGATTTCTGGGCTATTGGAAAGCTCAGTAGCGGACAGTTGTTTGGTCAACGTCTGTGGGCAGCAGGTGGTAAACGGATCATCGTCTGCGAAGGTGAGATAGACGCGATGTCAGCCTCTCAGGCGCAGGGAAATAAGTGGGCGACAGTGTCAGTACCCACGGGATCCTCAGGCGCTAAGAAAGCCTTAGCTGCGAACCTGGAGTACCTTGAGTCGTTCAATGAAGTGGTGTTGATGTTTGACCAAGACACCGCTGGGCAGGAGGCTGCCGCTGAGTGTGTGACTTTGTTCACACCCGGCAAGGCGAAGGTTGCAACCCTGCCACTTAAAGATGCCAACGACATGCTGGTAGCTCGTAGAGAAGATGAGCTTGTCAGGGCAATCTGGGAAGCAAAGACCTACAGACCCGATGGCATCGTCACGGTTAGTGATGTGCTTGAGCAAATCAGTAAGCCATTAGAAACCGGGTTCCCATGGTTCCTCGAAACGCTTACCAAGCTGACCCACGGTAGAAGGCTTACGGAGGTGTACGGGGTGGGCGCAGGTACGGGTGTCGGAAAAACCGACTTCATTACCCAGCAGATTGCCTACGACGTTCAGGTGCTGAAGATGAAGGTAGGCGTGGTGTTCCTTGAGCAACAGCCTAGCGAGACAGTCAAGCGGATCAGCGGGAAGATCGCAGGTAAGCGCTTCCATGTACCCGGCGAGGACTGGACAACAGAGGAACTCATAAGCACCGCCAAGGGGCTTGAGGAATACCTGTACATGTACAACTCGTTTGGTGAAACAGACTGGGCAGTTGTCAAAGCAAAGATCAGATACCTCGCGGTGTCTGAGGGTGTCCAACTCTTCTATGTGGATCACCTGACAGCCATGGCGAACACAGAATCCGAACGCGAAAGTTTGGAAAAAATTATGAAGGAACTTGCGGGTTTAGCTAATGCCCTACAGGTCGTAATCACCTTCGTTTCCCACCTATCTACACCATCAGAAGGTCGCAGCCATGAGGAAGGCGGCAGGGTCTCTATCAAAAACTTCAAGGGCAGTAGATCCATAGGCTTCTGGAGTTACTTCATGTTCGGTCTTGAGAGAGACCAGCAACACGAAGATCCATTAATCAGTTCAACAACAACGTTTCGCGTTCTCAAGGATCGATTCACAGGCCAAGCAACTGGCTCATTGATCTACCTTGCCTACGACCCAGTGACTGGTCGGCTATCCGAGACAGTCAAACCTATATCTAAATCGGAGTTCAAAGATGAAACAGTACAACAAGATTTCTAATCAACAACTAGCAGTTGTGACCCACATGACTTTGGCTGGTTCAATCACCCGCCGCGAAGCTTGGGTTGACCACGGCATCGCAAACCTCACCGCCGTTATCTCAAAGCTGCGTATAGCTGATTTCCATATCCGTATGCGACGACGCATCCACCCTGTCACGCTTCACAGCTACGCAGAGTACTCACTAGATGCTACTGTTTGACATAGAGACCAACGGACTATTACCTGAAGTAAGCACTCTTCACTGCATCGCAACCTACGATACACAGACATCTGAAGCGCGGATCTACTCCTCGCTTGCTGGTGATCTAGAGACCGGAATCAGAAGCATCATGGATGCCCCCCTCATTGGGGGACACAACGTGATCAAGTACGACATCCCCGTTCTCCAGAAACTGTACCCCCACACATTCAAGATTGACCCAGCAAAGGTGTTCGACACACTGATCGCTGCACGTCTGATATGGACAAACATCAAAGACACCGACGCGGGTTTACTCCGCCAAGGTAAGCTGCCCGGCAAACGTTTCGGAAGCTTCGCACTAGAAGCATTCGGCTACAGGCTGGGCGAGATGAAGGGAGAGTATTCGGGAGGTTGGGAAACAGTTAACCAAGACATGATTGACTACTGTATTCAGGACGTTCAGGTCACCACAAAACTCTGGGAAAAGATTAAGTCAAAGAACTATCCGAAGACCGCACTCACTCTTGAGCATGAAGTCGCATGGCTGATTGCACAGCAGGAGCGCAACGGCTTTTGTTTTGATGAAGCCGCAGCAGTAACTCTATTTACAAAGTTACTGAAGCGTCAGTCAGAGCTACAGCTTGAGCTTGAAACGTTCTTCGGATCTTGGGAGTCCCCACTCCCTGACTTCATTCCAAAGCGCGCTAACAAAACCAAAGGTTACCTCGCAGGGGTTCCGGTCAAGCGCAGTCAAACAATCGTATTCAATCCACAGTCACGTCTGCATATTGCTGACAGGCTCATGGCTTTGTACGGCTGGACACCGACTGTGTTTACCGATGGTGGATCAGTGAAGGTGGACGAGACCGTCATCGGCTCACTGACATACCCGCCATGCCCAATTCTTAACGAGTACCTAACGGTCGAGAAGCGTTTATCACAACTCGCAAACGGCAAACAAGCTTGGATGCGTGTAGTTAACAAAGGAAAAATACATGGCTCAGTTACGACGAACGGCGCTGTTACTGGGAGGGCGACCCATAGCTATCCCAATATTAGCCAAGTCCCAAACAGCGGCTCTCCTTATGGCTCCGAGTGTCGCTCCCTCTTCACCGTCCCCGAAGGTTGGTTCCTTGTTGGCAGCGACCAATCCGGCCTCGAATTGAGATGTCTTGCCCACTTCCTTGCAAGGTTGGACGGTGGGCAATACGCAGAGGCTGTGGTCAACGGGGATGTCCACACGCTTAACCAACATGCAGCAGGTCTAGCAACCAGAGCTGAGGCTAAGACATTTATTTATGCTTGGTTGTACGGCGGCGGTGATGAGTTGGTCGGCAACATCGTTGGTGGTGGGGACAAGGAAGGACGCAAGATAAAGTCTCGCTTCCTGAAGGCTAACCCATCCATCAAAGAACTCCGCAATGCTGTTGTGTTCAAGGCAGAGAACGAGAAGAAGTTAATCGGTTTGGATGGCAGAACCATTCACATACGTGCAGCCTTCAGTTCTCTCAACGCACTCCTTCAGGGTGCTGGTGCAGTCCTCTGTAAGAAGTGGATCGTGCTGGTTGAGCGAGAGCTTAGTAAGACCCTGAAGCACGGGTGGGACGGCGACTACGTGCTGTGTGCTTGGTCACACGATGAGACCCAGCACGGCTGTAGGACTCTAGAGATCGCCGAGTACGTAGCCAAGGTCTGCTGCGAACAAGCAGTCCAAGCAGGACTGGCATTTAACTTCCGATGCGCCACGGCTGGCGAAGCAAAGATCGGAAAGAACTGGGCGGAGACACATTGATGTCAATACCCGAAGTTCTAAAGCAAGCATACCTAACCCCCTTCACAGTCCAGTCCAACTTTGCACGACGCAACGCGGTTCACATCGCGCTGCTGGCAAGCACTGGTTACCTGACAACTGTGGAGGGGAAGGAGCTATTTGGAAAGACATGGCGCTGTACTGCGCTTGCACTCACAACCCTTAAAAACGAGAACTACCTTTGACTAACTTAACAAGCATAAAAATATTTGGTAAACCCTTTGAAGTGAAGTTCCTTGAGGACGACTTTGAATCCAACACCCTTGGGCTGTGTAGATCTGTAGGCAACTCAATCACCATTCTTGAGGGCATGACACCAGCAGAAGAGTTGGACACCGTCCTCCACGAATTACTGCATGCGATAAGCCATGTGATGAGTGTTCCGTTCCCTAACCAAGAAGCCGAGGAGGTCGTAGTTCACATGATTGGGACAGGTTTAGCCGGTGTGTTCTTGGACAACCCAAGTCTGCTTGCGTACATCGCACAGACCATCAAGAAAGTACAGGCTCCCCGTGTCAACAAAAAGAAATAAGTGCACCCTGTGTACCGATACCTTCAGCCTAAAAGATGAAGGTGGGATCCAAGCTGAGTTTGGTATCCGACCCGTCACCTTCTGCCAGACATGCACCATCTCATTAATCAAGATGGTTGACTTGCTGTTGGAGGGGGACGACGAGGAAGTACCAGAGGGTACGGTTTACCAATGATTGTCAGTGCACCAAAAGTCCAGTTCCTAGACAAGCTTGGTACAGACCTGACTATCGTGAACGCTGCCCGTGTGAGCTTTGAGAAAGAGTCCGAGCTAGAGAACGGGTTCCTAAAGCTATCAGACGAGAAGCTGCTCCGCTACTTAGCTCTGCACAACCACACGTCACCCTTCAACCATGCGTTCCTACAGTTCCGTGTGACCGCACCGCTCTTTGTTGCACGTCAGTTGGTCAAGCACAAGTTCCTCGTATGGAACGAAGTGTCACGCCGCTACGTCGATACAGAGCCAGACATCTACATCCCAAAGGTGTGGAGAAAACGTGCAGCCAATGTCAAGCAGGGCAGTAGTGACCAGCCAGCAGACCTTGGTAGTTCATCACCAACCAATGCGGTGCTTCAACTCTTGATTGAGTTCGACGCATTGCTTGAGCGTGGTGTGTGTCCTGAGCAAGCCCGGATGATCCTCCCCCAGAACATGATGACCTCTTGGTACTGGAGTGGATCGCTTGGAGCCTTCACTGACATGGTCAACCTAAGACTTGGTGAGGGCGCACAAGAAGAAGCTGGCGACGTTGCCCGTCTTATCAAAACCCATATCGAAGCTGCGTTCCCCGTCGCTTCTAAATACCTTATCAAATGACAACAACAACAATTACAGGGTTGGTCGATGCCGACATCATCGCCTATCAAGCAGCCGCAGCAGTAGAGCAACCCTTTGATTGGGGTAACGGTCTGTGGACTCTCCATGCTTTTGAGAATGAAGCTATCGCCCATCTTGAGAACGCCATCACAACCATCAAGGAAGTGACAGGTGTAAGTAACTTACTGATGGCACTGACCAGTATCAACAACTGGCGTGTGGATGTACTACCTACGTACAAGATGAACCGGAAGAAGACTCGTAAGCCGATCCTCTTGCCGTTCCTGCGTCAGTACCTTGTAGACAACTACACCACGTTAGCTATCCCACGTCTTGAGGGTGACGACATCCTTGGGATCCTATCGACAACTCATGCACCTGCGTTGATCATCAGCCTCGACAAGGATCTGAAGACAGTGCCGGGTGACCACTACCACCTGACCACCCGTGAGTTGTCACATGTCAGCGAAGACGAAGCTAACTACAACCACTTCTTCCAGACCCTGACAGGTGATACGACCGATGGTTACACAGGGTGTCCGGGCATCGGCCCAGTCAGTGCAGCAAGGTTACTCGAAGGTCTTTCTTACGAAGACATGTGGGCTGTGATCGTTAAGGCATTTGCCAAAGCAAAGCTTCCTGAATCAGCAGCCATCCAACAAGCAAGAGTCGCACGTATCTGCCGCGCCTCTGACTTCAACCAAATAACCCAAGAAGTAATCCTATGGAATCCACCACATATCAGGTAGGCGGCTCTCACTACAACGACAAAGACAAAGCCATGCAGCCGTGGCTAATCATTGAAGCGTGGGAACTCGACTTCTGGCAAGGCAACGCACTTAAATATCTCCTTCGCTACCCATACAAGGGTGGTGTTGAGGATCTACGCAAGTGCAAACACTACATCGAATACCTCATTGAACGCGAATGCAACAAATAACAAACACACCATCTCTCCGCGCACAAGTAATCACACGTCGCACATATAACCGACCGCTTATAGAAGGCGGCTTTGAATCTTGGGAACAAACAGTAGACCGTGTTATGGAACATCAAGCATGGTTATGGACACGAGCCAAACCTGCTAATGATTTCTGGAAAAGCAGTCAGCTTGATGAACTAGATGAACTACGCACCCTTATGCTGGAACGTAAGGTGTTGACATCCGGTCGCACCCTGTGGCTAGGGGGCACTGAGGTGGCTAAGAAGCGTGAGGCAAGCCAGTTTAACTGTAGCTTCACAAACGTAGAGACAGTGATGGACTGCGTGGATACCCTTTGGTTATTGCTGCAAGGCTGTGGTGTAGGCTTCCGACCCATTGTTGGTCAGTTGACTGGATACCAGAAACCAATCCCTAAGCTAACTGTTAAGCGCAGTGAACGTACCGCCAAAGGAGGTGTGGCACATAACGAGGAGACATTTGATGCAGCAACCGGAGTGTGGACAATCAAGGTTGGCGACAGTGCCGAAGCTTGGGCAAAGTCCATCGGTAAGCTGGTCGCTCATAAGTTTCCCGCCCGTGAACTTGTACTCGATTTCTCCGAGATCCGACCAGCTGGCGATAGGCTTGCTGGGTACGGCTGGATAAGCTCAGGTGACGCTTCGCTGTGCAAGGCATACACAGCTATACATAAGCTGTTGAACCGCCGTGCAGGGTCTCTGTTGACACGCATGAACATCCTCGACTTAGTCAACTGGATGGGTACTGTACTGTCGTCACGCCGTAGCGCTGAGATCGCCTTGTTTACTTTCGGTGAAGATGAATGGGAGCAGTTCGCTGTTGCTAAGAAAGACTTCTGGATTGCCAACGAACAACGCGCTCAGTCCAACAACTCTCTGGTGTTCAACACTAAGCCTTTGAAGACAGAGCTTGAGAAGATCTTTGGTTTGATGGTTGCCTCAGGTGGCAGCGAACCCGGCTTTATTAATGGACAAGCAGCAACCAAACGTGCGCCATGGTTCAAGGGTTCTAACCCATGCGTTGAGATCTTGTTGGGAAACAAATCGTTCTGCAACTTGACCGAGATAGACCTGAATAAGTTTCATGGTGACAGTGCTGGACTGCGTCGTGCGGTTGAGATTGCAGCCCGTGCTAACTACCGCCAGACCTGCGTGAACCTTCGCGACGGTATCTTGCAAGAAGCATGGCACATGAACAACGACTTCCTGCGTTTGTGTGGTGTGGGCTTGACTGGTATAGCTACCCGTCCAGACCTACAAGCCTATGACTATGCAGAACTACAACGCACAGCGACCAGTGCTGCTTATGCAATGGCGGATGAGCTTGGAACCCCACGTCCAAAGAACATCACGACCGTCAAGCCAAGCGGTACATTGAGCAAGATCATGGACACAACAGAAGGTGTGCATAAGCCATTGGGCAAGTACATCATCAACAACGTTGTCTTCAGCAAGTTTGATTTAGTGGTTCCAAAGTTGCGCGGCGCTGGCTACAAAGTCTTTGACCATCCGTTTGATAAAGAGTCAGTCTTAGTTGCACTGCCTGTCAAGTGGGACACGGTTGAGTTTGATGTCAACAAGGGCATGGAAGTGAACCTTGAGTCAGCCATTGATCAGCTGGAGCGTTACAAAATGCTGATGACCAACTGGTGTCAACAGAACGTATCGGCAACCATTAGCTATGACGCAGACGAAGTGCCTGTCATTGTGGATTGGTTACTGGACAACTGGGATAACTACGTCGGTGTCAGCTTCCTGTTCCGCAACGACCCAACCAAGACCGCTGCCGACCTTGGCTACCCATACCTGCCACAGGAGGTGGTTACCAAAGAGGTGTACGAAAAGTACGTTGCCAACATTGTTGACTTCGAGCTAGACGAGACCACCGTGTCAGACACGTTAGACGATGACTGTGCCACTGGCGCATGTCCTATCCGCTAACTTAAACCAACAGCACCCTGTCTATAGGCTAGTCCTAGGACGGGGTGCGCCCATCACTTTTACATTGAGCAATTGCATATGACTAAGAACCGCCAACGGGATAGTGATCAGAAGCCCGGTCGCTACGTCGCTGACAAATTTAAAACACGCACCGTACACCTAGAAGCCAAGACTGATCGGCAGCAGGAGTACATCGAAGCGCTGGAAGATTCAGAGCAAGTAATTGTTACCGGCAGTGCTGGTACAGGTAAGACATACATTGCAGCCTCATGGGCAGCAAAGATGTTCCTAGAGAACAAGATCAAGAAGATCATCCTCACACGTCCTAACGTTGCCTCAGGTCGCTCACTGGGCTTCTTTCCGGGAACGATGGAAGAGAAGATGGCTCCTTGGGTTATCCCGTTTACCGACGTGATCACCAAGCATTTGGGAACCGCTGCATACGAGATAGCTGTGAAGCGTCGCAACATTGAGATCGTCCCATTTGAGGTCATGCGTGGTCGCACATTCGATGACTCATTCGTGATCCTAGACGAAGGTCAGAACACAACTCCCAGCGAGATGAAGATGTTCTTGACACGTATCGGAGACGGCACTCGCATCGTTATCAACGGTGACGTTCGCCAGACAGATCTGAAGACAACTTCAGGTCTAAAGACAATCATCGACATGGCTTACCACCAACGAATGGATGTGCCTCACATTGAATTTACTTCAGACGACATCGTGCGTTCAGGTATCTGTGGCATGTGGGTACGGGCGTTCGATGCGGTAGGTATTTAGGTTGCACATTAGGAGGCATCATGGCTAAAACTAAGGTTATCCCTCCAGTCCCTCAAGCACTCCTTGAGGTACTAGAAACTAATTTCCCTGACAAGTGTCCCGCGACATATCTGACTCTTGAAGAGATCCGATTTATGCAGGGACAGTTGTCGGTCGTTAGGTTATTGCGTACAGCGTATGACCAACAAAACAAAAACATAATGGAGTAATTAATATGTGTATTGGTTCCACGCCAAAAGCACCAGCGGCTCAAGCACCTACCCCCACCCCAGCACCAGCGGCTCCACCACCAATCTTGCAGACTTCAGTTAATGAAGCTAACAAGAACGGTGGTTTATCAGAGTCAGGAAAGTTGGGTACAAAGGGTTTGCGTATTGATCGTACCCAAGTTGCCATGGGCGGCTTAGGTGGCGCTACTGGCTTAAACATCCCTCGCGGTTAATAGGGGCAGGGATTGGAAAACAACAAAACATGCGCTTCCATTTATGGACAGCTAGAATCCAGCCGCCAACCTTTCTTAGACCGAGCTAGAGAGTGTTCGTTGTTGACGATCCCTGCACTGATCCCACGTAGTGGTCACACAGGCACATCTAAACTAACGACCCCATGGCAGGGCATTGGTGCGAGGGGTGTAAACAACCTTGCATCCAAGCTCCTGTTGGCGCTCTTCCCACCGAACACTCCGTTCTTCCGTCTGGCAATCGACGACTTCACACTCGAAAAATTGACACAGCAAGAAGGCATGAGAGCCAAGGTTGAAGAAGGTCTGAATAAGATTGAGCGATCAGTCATGGCAGAGATCGAAGGTTCGGCATTACGTGTCGGCGGCTTCGAGGCTCTCAAGCATCTCTTGGTCTCAGGCAACGTACTGATGTACCTGCCCACTGAAGGTGGTGTACGTGTATTCCACCTAGACCGCTTTGTAACCAGACGTGACCCAATGGGTAATGTGCTGGACATCATCGTCAAAGAGAACGTTAGTCCCCTAACGATTCCTGAGGAGATGAGGGCAGCAGTGCTTGGCGAAGGTGATGACAGTACAACCGTAGACAAGAGCATTGAGATGTTCACTCACGTATGGCGCGACGGTAAAAAGTGGCGTGTGTACCAAGAGGTCAAAGGTCTCAGAGTCCCCGGATCTGATGGCGACTATCCAATCGATAAGTCCCCATGGGTTCCTGTGCGGTTCTCTAAGATCGACGGTGAAGACTACGGTCGTGGCTATGTTGAAGAATACTTAGGTGACCTGAAGTCACTCGAAGGTTTGACACAGGCAATCGTTGAAGGCTCCGCAGCCGCTGCCAAGCTGGTGTTCCTAGTGAACCCCAACGGCACTACGGACAAGGCTGACCTAGCTTCTAGTGAGAACGGTGCATTCGTCGATGGCAATGTCCAAGACGTTAATGTCCTGCAACTCCAGAAGTTCAACGACTTCCGTGTAGCCCACGACACCATCAACGGTATCACTGAGCGCCTGAGTTATGCATTCATGCTGAACTCTGCTGTGCAACGCAGTGGAGACCGTGTGACTGCCGAAGAGATCCGGTTCATGGCTAGTGAACTTGAGGATGGTCTGGGTGGTATCTACTCAATCCTGTCTCAAGAGATGCAGCTGCCATTAGTAAAACGCTTGATGTTTGCAATGGAGCGTCAAAAGCGTCTGCCAGCTTTACCTGACGGTACGGTATCGCCAGTGATCGTCACAGGCATGGAAGCACTTGGACGTGGACACGATCTAAACAAGCTAAACATCTTCTTACAGAACCTCTCACCACTAGGCCCACAAGCTCTAGCTGAGTACATGAACATAAGTGATTACATCACCCGTGTCGGTACGTCTTTAGGCATTGATATGAAGGGTCTCATCAAGTCCCAAGAAGAAGTTGATGCAGCCCGACAGCAAGCCCAAGAAGCACAGATGATGCAACAGATGGCAGTGCCAGGAATGCAAGAGGCAAGCAAGATGATGCAACAAGGAATAGCTAATGAAAACAAGTAAGAAAAAACCTGTGGAAGTAGAAGTGCCTGAGCCAGAAGCTCTGGTCACTCCAGCCCCACAGGAAACCCAAACTAACAAAAGGATTGTCCGTCCTGACGGTCGGATCATTGAACAGCACTAATGTCAGAAACTGTAGTAATTAACGAGAAGCCAGCTGGCGACGACCCGGAACACATCGCGAAGATGGTTGCCCTCGCCGATGGCGCAGCAACCCCAGCGGCAGACTCCCGCCCAGAGTGGTTACCTGAGAAATTCAAGTCAGCTGAAGAGATGGCTAACGCCTATAAGTCTCTTGAGTCAAAGCTTGGAGTGAAGGAACCTGAGGCTCCTGTAGATCCTGTAGTCACACCAGATCCTGTGGATCCTAATGCAGTCGTCCCTGACGATGCTGCATTGGCTAGTGAACTAAGTTCTAAGGGTTTGGATTTATCCAAGTTCGTAGCATCTTATGAAGCTAATGGTGAGATCAATCAGGCGGAGTATGACGAGCTTATTGCTGGTGGTTACCCACGCGACACAGTGGATCAATTCATTGAGGGACGTGTGGCTAAACGCCAGATAGACCTTCAGAATATCAAGTCGGTTGTGGGTGGTGATGCAGAGTTTGCAAGCATGTCCGCATGGGCATCTACTAATGCAAGCAATGAATCGCTCGCGTCTTACAACAAGGCTATGGAGTCTAAAGACCAATCACTGATCAAGCTTGCCTTACAAGGTATGCATGCCCAATATAAGGATAGCCGGGGTTCAGAGCCGAAACTTCTAACTGGCGCTAACGGTACAACCGCTAGTGACCTCTATGAATCTGTACAGCAGATGACCACAGACATGAAGAGTCCGGCATACAAAACTGACCCCGCTTTCCGCCGCAAGGTAGAAGCAAAGATCTCCCGCTCCTCAATCTTCTAAGGCTCCTATGGCTCCTCTAGTAGTGGGGGGTCTGTTTGAGATCGGCTCTAAGCTGATCGACAGGCTCTTCCCCAATCAGGCGGAGAAGGACAAAGCAACACTCGAACTATTGCAGATGCAAGCCACTGGCGAACTTGAGGAACTAAAAGTCCGCATGTCCGCTGTGGTTGCTGAAGCACAGAGTGATTCGTGGTTGGCTGCTAATTGGCGACCAATCACGATGCTCTCCTTCGTATTCATTATTTTTAACAACTGGGTTCTATACCCGTACTTCAAAGCCTTTGGCTTGCCTGTGATCTATCTTGAGGTTCCTGTCAACGTATGGGACATCGTCGAGCTTGGTCTAGGTGGTTATGTAATCGGACGCTCCGGCGAGAAGATCGCTTCTTCTGTCGCTGAAGTTCTGAAGAATAAATAGTCGCACTTGCAATCCTTTGCGGTGGCTCTGCAATAACAACAAAACTCATATCTCCCGTGATCCACTGAGGTGGGCAATCCTGTGGTTCGTTATGCGCGTTTGGAAAGTTGCTTCTCTTCTTTTCTCTCTCTCTAAAATCATTGGAAAAATAAAATGTCAAATGCTAATCCTAGCCGCCTTGGTCAAGAAAATCTTGCCGGCGATGCTAAATCTCTGTTCTTAAAAGTCTTCACTGGTGAAGTGATGACTTCATTCGCAGAAACCAATGTGGTTCTGCCTTACGTGCGTTCACGCACTATCACTAGCGGTAAGTCCGCTTCATTCGCAGTTGTCGGTCAAGCCGCAGCCGCATACCACGTACCCGGTACTGAAATCGTTGGTAAGAACATCGCCGCTGGCGAGGTTGTAATCACCATCGATGACTTGCTGATCGCTGATACCTTCATCTCAAACATCGACGAAGCGATGAACCACTACGATGTGCGTTCCGTGTACTCAACCGAGTTGGGTCGCGTGTTGGCTAAGACTTTGGACAAGCACTTGATCCAGATGGGTGTACTCGCTTCACGCGCAGCTGCACGTATCGTTGGTGAAACAGGCGGCGCAACAATCACCACTGGTGGTTCAGTTGACCAGTTGGTTGCTTCATTGTTTGATGCTTCACAAATCTTTGATGAGAAAGACGTGCCTGATGAAGACCGCGTTGCTTTCATCCGTCCTGCTCAGTACTACGCCTTGGCACAAAAGACCGAACTCCTGAACAAGGATTGGGGTGGTGCTGGTGTATACGCAGATGCAAAAGTATTGCGCGTCGGCGGTATCACTTTAGTGAAGACCAACCACTTGCCTAACACCGTTATCGCTAACGGTACTTTGGATGCTGGTACAGACAACAAGTACGCCGGTGACTTCACTGGTGTGCAAGCTTTGGTCATGCAAAAAGGTGCCATCGGTTCCGTCAAATTGATGGATCTGGGAATGGAATCAGAGTACGACATGCGTCGTCAAGGTACTTTGATGTTGGCTAAGTACGCAATGGGTCACGGCCTGTTGAATCCACAAGCTGCCATCGAAATCAAACTCTAATCTGAGCCGTAAGGTTTAGTTAGTCCAAGGGGAACTCCATAAAACGGGGTTCCCCTTTTTTTTAAAAAAGATATATGACCACTTCAACGACTCCGTTATCGGAACTTGAGGCGCTGAATCTAATCCTGTCTGTAATTGGTGAGTCGCCCCTAGCTAGTCTTGATGCTGTATCTGCATCTGCTGACGCTGTCTTGGCGAACCAAGTACTGAACGAGGTTAATCGCAGTGTTCAAGCTCATGGCTGGCATTTCAATGTCGAAACAAATGTGACCCTCCATCCAGAGGCGAACTCCAAACAAATAGTTCTACCGGGCAACTGCCTTCGTGTAGATACCGTAGGCAACAGTGTGCAGACTGACATCGTGCAACGTGCCAGCACTGTCTACAACAAGACCAACAGAACCTATGTGTTCGATAAGTCAATCACGGTCGAGATGGTAACCCTTCTCCCGTTCGCCCAGCTTCCCCAAACAGCCCGTCAGTACATCGCGGTACGTGCTGCCCGTGTATTCCAAAGCAGAGCCGTAGGTTCAGACCTCTTGTTCCAATTCACAGCGCGTGATGAGGTAGAGGCACATATAGAACTCAAGCGGTCTGAAGGTATCACTGGGGACTACAACATTCTCTCAGGCAGCTACTCTGTTGCCCGATCACTGGAACGCTAATGTCTCTCATCTCTTCTTCAATTCCAAATTTAGTCAACGGTATATCTCAACAGCCCCCAACCCTTCGCTTAACCTCTCAAGCTGAAGTGCAAGAGAACGGTATTAGTACAGTTGCTAAGGGTATGAAGAAGCGACCGCCGACTAAGCACATTGCTCGACTAACAGGTACACAACTACAAGATGCGTACCTACACACCATCAACCGTGACAAGAACGAAAAGTACATCGTCGCTGTAACCAATGGAGCAATCCGTGTGTGGGATCTTCTTGGAACTGAACTAACAGTCAACACACCGAACGGCGTGGCTTATCTGACATCATCCAGTCCTAAGACATCCTTCCGCACAGTGACGGTGGCTGACTACACGTTCCTAGTGAACAAGGGTGTGACAGTGACAAAGGCTACTGAGCTAACACCGTCCAGACCGTATGAAGGCTTGGTAAGCGTTACGGGTGGGAACTACGGCAAGGTCTATTCCATCAAGATAGATGGTGTGCAGGTTTCATCCTTCACCACCCGTGAT